CTGTCTTGATACCCGGCATTGAGGGCGAATACAGCACCCGACCCATCTCGTCTTGAGTCTTCTCTAACTTCGCGGTCATCAGGACATGGCGTCCGGGCAGGTCACGGAAGGCGCGGATGATATCGGCCATCTGTTCCTGCATTGCGCCGTATGCCGCCCTTGGGTCTTTGTTGACCTTCTTCTCATGGTTCAGGCAGACTTCTGCAATCTCGCTGATGCTGTCCATGCTGGTGATCTCCAGATACGGCAGGTCAGCGTCCTGTAAAGACAGCAACCCACCCTCCGCAGACAACACCACTGGATGCGGTAAAGTCTTGATAAGACTGGTCTTGCCAGCCCCTGCTTGCCCGTAGACAAGCAACTTAACACCGTTGGCTGCAAGGCCGCCGGTGCGTTTCAACGATATAGCCATGTTGGCTCTCCTAGGTTGCGCTTCCGTCTGTAACTCAGTTCGAAGCGTGCTTGCAGTGTAGCATAGGTTCGTGCTACAGTGTCAACAACTTTATGACGAAAGATGATAAATAAATGAGTGACCCCTTCAAAATCACGGAGCCGACTTGCATCAGCTTCTCGGGCGGTAGAACTAGCGCCTATATGCTTTGGCGAGTGCTTGAGGCTCACCAGATGAGCCTGCCACCAGAAGCAGTGGTGTGTTTTGCCAACACGGGCAAGGAAGATGAAAAGACGCTGGAGTTTGTGCGAGACTGCTCTGTGAACTGGAACGTGCCGATTACTTGGCTGGAATACGCCGAAGTGGATTTCACCATCGTTACGTTTGAGACAGCCAGCCGCAACGGTGAACCATTCGAAGCGCTGATTCGCAAGCGTAACTACTTGCCAAACCCGGTGACTCGGTTTTGCACTAGTGAACTGAAGATTCGACCAATCGGGCGATACTTGCTGTCTTTGGGTATGGCTGAAACCAAGACTGAAGCCGAAAACATGAGCATGATTGGCATGAGGGCTGACGAGCAGCGCCGAGCGGCAAAGATTGAAGACAAATCACGCATTCCATTGGTGACGGCTGGCATCACAAAAGAGGATGTTGGCGCATTTTGGCGCAGCCAGCCATTTGACCTTGGCCTGCCAAACAACAACGGCGTGACCATGCACGGAAACTGTGATCTTTGCTTCCTGAAGGGGGGGGCGCAAGTGTTGTCATTGATTGCGGAAAAGCCAGAACGCGCTGTTTGGTGGGCAAAAATGGAGGCATTGGCATTGGCAAGCAAGCCAAGCGGCGCAGTTTTCCGCTCCGATCGTCCCAGCTACGCATCAATGCTGCAATTTAGCCAAGATCAAACCAACCTTTTTGACCCAAAAGACGAAGCGATAGCCTGCTTCTGTGGAGACTAAATAAATGGCAGATCTCTCAAATATCCTCGGCGGCCCTTGGTCGCCGCCCTCTCAAAAGCACGTTGATGCGCCTGACATTCAACTCAAGGACGCTATGTTGGCCGCAGGGCTAAAGCCACCGGACACTATTCACCTAGATGGCAAGTTGCACCGATTTAACAGTGGCACTAAGGGCGAGAAAGGTCACGACAAGCCTGGTTGGTACGTGGTTTTCAGTGATGGCGTACCGGCAGGACGCTTTGGCTGCTGGCGGTCTGGGTTTGAATCATCATGGAAAGCAGACATTGGCCGCAGCCTGACGCCGGTAGAAGAAATGGCGCAGTCCCGGCGCTTGGCGGAGGCTAAGACCCAGCGGGACGCCGAGGTAAAGAAGGCGCGTGAGGTTGCTGCTAACACCGTTGATCTGATCTGGTCGCAGGCCGGGGCAGCAAGCGCAGAGCATCCTTACCTTCAGCGCAAAGGCATCAAGGCGCATGGCGCAAGGATCACGGGTGACGGCAGGCTGATGGTGCCTCTGTACAACTCAGACGGCGAACTCTCCAGCATTCAGTATATTGATCATCAAGGCGGCAAGTTGTACCACCCCGGTGGACAGACCGGCTCAATGTATTGGCTGGTCGGCAGTATGGATGACGCTACAACGCTGTACATTGCCGAGGGATTTGCAACCGCAGCCACCATAGCGGAGGTGACAGGCCAGCCTTGCGCGGTGGCTTACAGCGCCAGTAACCTAGTGCCGGTGACGGGCATCCTAAAGGAAAGCCACCCCACGCTGGACATTTGCATCGTGGCTGACCATGACGCTAGTGGAGTTGGGCAACGCTACGCCGAACAGGCCAGCGCAAAGTTTGGGGTACGCATGACAACACCGCCAGTGCCGGGGGATGCTAATGATTACGTCCAAGCGGGGCATGATTTGGCTCTGTTGCTCAAGCCGCCTGCACCAGTGATGGACTACCTTATCCATGCCGATGGTTTTTCAGCGCAGCCAGCGCCTATATCGTGGCTTGTCAAGCACTGGATACAGGATAAGGCCTTGGTAATGGTGCATGGCCCCAGCGGTGGCGGCAAGACATTTGTTACCTTGGACTGGATGCTGCATATTGCATCAGGCAAAGCCACTTGGTTCGGTCACAAGGTCAGACCCGGCAACATGGTGTATTTGGCTGGTGAAGGGCATCACGGCCTGCGCTCACGGATTGCAGCCTGGAAGCACCACAACAACATTAGCAACCTGAATATGTGGGTCAGCAAGTCGGGCGTAGACCTCAACACCGCAGAGGGCTACCTGAAAGTGGTGGAGGCCATCCGGGCGCTCAAGATCAAGCCAGATGTAATCACCGTGGACACCCTGCACCGATTCATGGCTGGTGACGAAAACAGCGCCCAAGACGCCAAGACCATGCTGGACGCCTGCGCGGCACTCATGCAAGAGTTTGGCTGCACCGTCATTTTGGTTCACCACACAGGCGTCAGTGAGGAAGCCCAGCACCGGGCGCGTGGCTCTAGCGCATGGCGTGGTGCTTTGGACATTGAAATCAGCGTCATACCCGCCAAGGGCGACAAGTCCATTGAAATCGTGCAGCGCAAGAGCAAAGACGCCGAGATGGCAGCGCCGGTCTATGTTGACCTGGAATCGGTGGCGATACCTGGTTGGCTGGATGAAGATGGCGAGGCCGTTACCAGTGCGGTGGTGGTGAAGGGCGAAGTGCCAGAGTCCAAACAAAAGGATAAGTCGCTGGGGTTTGCCGATTTTGAAAAAGCCTGGTGGTCATCAGGCGCGGAGGAGCGAGGCGGCGCACCTTACCTCACCAAGTCAGTGCTGCGCGACTACGCCGTTGCCAACGGTATCTCAAACTTTGCCGGGGCGCTTGCAGCCGGTTCACGCCGGAATCTGATTGATGGCAAGAACGCCCGGTACATCATCAATCTGCTAGACGCCAAGCTGATTGAAGTCCATGAGAACGGCTGGATTGTGATTGATCCCGGCACAGCATCTGGAATGATGTTGAAGAAGTGATAGTTCTGTGCTAAACTTCTTGACATGAACAGACTTACCCAACTCAAAGCTAAGTTGAGAGCTGCACAAGCCGAACTTGCAATCCGCACCCGGACGCACAACAGTGCGAGTCGGGCTTACAACAAGGTGACTGCCCATATCACCGAACTGGAGAAGAGAATTGCTGACTTGGAGAAAATTTCAAAGTGAACTGCCCAACTACAGTGAGGCCGACTTGTTGGCTTTGCTGGACGAGGAACGATTGAAGCACCGCAGAGTGTCCATGCTAGAGCGTATTCACCAACGCTACTGCACCTTACGCGCCAGCCGGGAACGGATGGAGATACTAAAAGAAGGAAGACAACCATGAACCTAACACAACAATTTAAACGGCTGACCCGACGCCTAACACCCGTTGAGATGGCTGCGGCTGAACTGGCTGATGCTGAACTGCACCGCCTAGAGGCCCACAGTGCGGTGGAGTACGCCACCAGTGTTGTGTCGTATGAAGACGCCAGGATTAAGCGCCTGCGTAAGTTCTTAGCAGATGCGGAGAAGGCAGTATGACTGCTATCCCATCAAAGTATTTTGGCATTGGGCCGTACCGGGCTGAACAGATAGGGCCAGTTTGGTGGGCTGTGATGAATCGGCACGGCATCAACTGTTTGAATTTTCTGGAAAAACCTGGTGCTGTTGTGACGACTAAGCCACACGCCAAACGGATAGCAGATGAGTGGAACGCCAGAACCGAACCATTCCCCGAACGCATTGAAACCTATGTTGCGCCAGCGACCATTCCGATGACCGACGCCGATATGGCATCTTATGTGTTAAGCCGCCGGTATAACTGGGAGACTAAACGATGGGCATGAACGTCTGGCCCTTCCCCACTGAATTACCACCGAACCGGCCTGTACCGCCGATGCCGTTTAACCCTGCAAACCATGAGGAGAGTCCGCTATGAACAACACAGGAGGCCCAGCGTTTCCACACGTTGCTGATTTGGTTCAGCACTCCCCGAACGGGGGGATTACCACCAAGCCAATCACATCAAATGGCATGACCCTGCGCGACTATTTTGCGGGGCAGGCGATGCAAGGGATTTTGTTTGAGGGTTTGGACGAAATTGAAACTGCCAAAAACGCCTACGCAATGGCAGACGCAATGCTAAAAGCGAGGGAAGCATGACACAACCAGAAGCCTTGCGGTTGGCTGACTGTCTGGAAACAGAAAAAGTTGGCGCAATACTAGGCGACTCAGCCGCCGCCGAACTACGCCGGTTGCATCACAACAACCTAGTCCTAACAAACGCACTTTGGAAAGCCTGTGGAGACGATGGAGAAGTGGTCAACGCAACGATTGAGTCACAAGGA